TGGATTGTAAAGTGAAATAGGGGCGTATTGCCATCCTTCATAACGATAATCAACCATAATTTGTTATGCCAATAGGCAAAATGCCAAAAGAAATTCCAAAATTCTCGTTGACAAGAAAAATCGCCCTTGCTATAATACAAGACAGCAAAACGGAAGAAGGACCCACTTCCGTTCCGCTAAACTAACGCATAGTATAGCACACGAAAGGAGGGAGCGCAATGGGTGCGATGACGAGGATTTGCCGCACGCTCACAGTCACGATTTGCGATTGTCTATATGTAGATGAAAACAACGACACCCAAAAGGCCGAGGTTAAACTTTACGGAGACTTCTCGAATCCGGTTCGTGCGACGAATGCCTGCAAGAAGAAGCTGAATCGCACCAGGGTTCTCGTAAAGGACATTAGACAAGAAGAGTATTCAGTTTCAATGCCAATGGAGACGTTCTTGGAGAACGCCGATCACGTAAGCAAGAAGAAGCACAAGAAAGAGACTAAGGAGAACTAATTATGGCAGAGACTACCGAGATTATCACCAACGACTTCAACATCACTGATGGCTACATTTGCACGCTTGACCGTACCACCGATACCGGCAAGGTTGCTATCGCAAAGGCGCTCAACGGGTCCGAGCCGCTCAAGGACCACATGGACGAGATTCTTCACCTTGCTGGCGTTATCACCACTCCGGGTACGCGCTCCCAGACCGGTGCAGAATGCACGAACAACTACCTTGTTCTAGACAATGGCACTGTTCTCTTCTCTCAGTCAGACGGCGTGACGCGCTCGCTCAAGGTCATTGCGGCGCTTTGGGCTGGCGATATGCATGACGGAAAGACTGTTGACGTAAAGTGCATTACCCAGAACCTTACCAACGGAAACACTCTCAAGACTATCGTTCCGGCTTAATTCAGGGTTCGTACATAGACTTGGTAATGGGGATGGGATTTTGTGTCCCATCCCCATTTTGTTAGAAAGGGCCAATTATGGCTACGCAATACAATGATGCTCGCAATTTGCGCGAGAAAGCCGAAAGGAGGATTGCAGCACTAAAGAAGCAGAAGAAGGCAGCACAAAGCAAGGAGTACAAGAAACAACTCCAACGAGACATACGGCGCTTGCAGGACGCAGCAAGAAGTACGCGCACATACAGTACCAAGACTGGCAAGCGGATTCGCACGGCTAAGCAGGTGTCAAAGGGAATAGCCAAGCTAAAGTCGCTCATAGAGGAATTTCCGTTGCTTGGTGTCGAGAAGCGCAACCGTTCCTTTGCATTGAGACTGAACCTTGCAAAGAACAGTTCGTTGCAAGGCCCAACCAGGAACGCAGGCAGGACGCTAGGCGAGGAAATGTCCGGTCTTACCAGTGACGAGGTTAAAGTGTTCTATCGGGCCACGCAGCACGTATGGGATAACGGAAAGGTTCCAGTAGAGAAGCGAAATGAAGCAATAGAAGCCCATTACAAGGAGCTGATTGGCACCAGAGACTTGCAACGCATCTTTGACTATGTTCTCTCCGATCAACGTCAGCAAGATGTTTTGAAGGCAAAAGATATAGTCGATAATCCCGACAAATATACTGATGCAGAAAAGAAGTGGGCGTATGACATACTACAGGACAACGAATCAGAGATTCGCTATCAGCCGGTTGTCAATGCGGCAGCTGTTACAGATTTGTCTCCGGTGGCTCCAATGTGATTCAATTGACGAGGTATCTATGAGAAAGCAGAGGAAGTTTGAAATCGTAAGCTCATACGATACCGAGACAACGAATATCAACGACGGTGACGAGCATTATGCATTTCCAGTATTGTTTATTGACAATCGTCTGATTGACGTTGATTTGAAGAACTATGAACCAGAACGTGATGATGACATTAGGTTCTATCGTCACGAGGATGAAATGATTGCTGCGATAGAAGAGTACATACAGGTCGGCCTAATGGATGGCAAGGTACCAATCATCTGTGCGTACAACCTGATGTTCGACCTGCAACCATTAATGGAGACGCTTGACTCAAAGTACGACATGAAGGTAAATGCACAGAGCAGCACCAACGTGTACACCATAGACCTGTATGAGCGTGACACAGACAACATGCTTCTTCGATTCTGGGACACGTATCATCTTGAGATGCGCGGATTGAAGGCGATGGGTGAGACAGCTGGGTTACCGAAGGCCGTTGGAGATTGGGACTATGACGTTATAAGGACGCAGGACACGCCGCTTACCGATTTGGAACTGCACTACGCAGGTCGAGACACGCAGGTTATACCCATGTATCTACGCTATCTTCTCAGGTCTAACGAATGGATGAAGCAGGAGGACTTAGGAAACAGGGTTCTAACCAAGACTTCAATAGTGCGACAGATGGCACGTCGTGAGATTGGTCGTATAACGGTTGGAAAGCGTGATGGCAAGAGATTGACGCTTGACAAGGCGTTCATTGAGCATTGCAAGAAGGAGGACGCTCCCACTTTTGCCCAATATGCGCTCAGGAAGGCTTGCTTTCGTGGCGGTTTCACGTTCACAGCGGCAGCGACCGCATCGGAGGTAGTTCAGAATGTCGTATCTCTTGACGTCACCAGTATGCATCATACGTTTATCAATGGCAGGCAAATGCCAGAGGATTTCGTCGTTGTTTCCAATCACGATATGGACGTATTCGCGGAAAGGATTCTGGACACTCCAATGCAGTATGTTCTCGACAACTACGACAAGCCATTTGATGTTGCCATTCACGCGCGGATAAGATTTACCAACATACGGTTAAAGAAGGGTACATGCTTTGACAAGTGGGGAATTGCCCTGGAACCAGCGTCGAAGTTCAAGCGCGAACTGGTGTATCAGGAGGGCTACGGTGAGGAAGAGAGAAACCTGCTACAGGACAACTATATCAGGCAGTATGGCTGGCATGACGTGGCAAACAACGCATTCTATGCGTTCGGCAAGCTCTATAGGGCCGACAGCGTGATAATGAATGTATCAGAGCTTGAACTTTGGTGTCTTGGACAGGTGTACGAGTGGGATTCAATGAAGTCTCTTTTCGGAGAAGCATCCGCGAAGTTCAGGACTCCACCAGATTTCGTTACCCTACAGAGCAACGAGCTTTTCGAAATGAAGAGTGCGGCAAAGTTCATTTCAAAGCACTATAAGTATGGTGAACCATATCCGTACAACCTAAGCGGCATTCCAGACGGAATAGCGAACGAGCTGCGAAATGGCACATGTGACCCACAATTCTTCGAGAGCTGGTATACTGGCACCGTTAAGGGCATGTTTAATGGCATATACGGTACGCAGGCTCAGGATGTTCGCAGGCCATCATATAAGGTTGAGCACGGAGAGCTAGTAATTGACGATTCGACCAAGGTAACGGCCGAGAACTACGAGGAGCATGAACCTGGAAGTTTGCGTGTACTCTACACATACGGTCTGCGAATAGTTGGCGGCTCAAGAATGCACATGGTGATAAGCATGGAGTTGCTTTCACGTGGGCTTGGCAATCGCGTTCGCGTACTTGGTGGTGACACAGATTCAATGAAGGTCTCATGCGATGCAGACGTTAGTGACGACATGCTGGAACATGCGTTGCAACCAATCGCAGACGCATCAAAGAAGGCAATAGACAGCACAATGAACAGGATTCGAAGGAATTGGCCAGAAAAGGCATCCTCATTGAAGGGTGTAGGTTCGTTCGACGTTGAGAATCGTGATAATCATTACAAGTGGCACATAGAGCTTTGGAACAAGTGCCGCGTCTCGTGGGATGGAAAGGCGCACGTGACATGCGCAGGTCTCAGAAGACCGATAGGCGAGATCAACATCGAAACCGTGATAACGGCATTGATTGACGCAGGATACCCAATCGAGGAAGTGTTGCAGGAAGCTATTGGCTATAACGTGTTCGTTGAATCCTCGGTGTCGCACGCATTGGAGAAGCACCAGCCGAAGGCAACAGACACGTTCGACGGATACGTGACTGACGCACGCGGCGATACGCGGCACGTCGGGTCGCACCAGTCACCCGCTCTGTATCCATCAGGAAGATGGCTAGGCGAGACTTTGAAGTTCACGAACGCTGCCAGCGTCGCATACCTAAAGCGAATGTACGGTAGGTACGTTGACACGAATACCAGGTTCGTGGGAACTGACGGAAAGAGGGTATGGGTGAAGCGCGATGGTGACAACGGTATTGAGACGATAATGGAGTGCGAGATATGACCAAATACGTTGAGGAAATTGTAAACGATATAGTAAGAGTTTCAGGACATAGTTTTGACTCAGTATTAGACGAGATTGTTTCATGCGGTTATTTATATGTGTGCAATGACGAGTACAACGACATTCCCGTATGGTTAGCAACTGCTGTTTATAAGCTAGAACATGAAACGTATTTTGATAGATAAGAGGTATGACATGAAGCCAGGAACATGGAATACAGTGTCTGCCTATCTGCTAATTGCGCTTAACATTTTGGCGCATATACTAGGTGCTGCAATAGGCATCTTCATTCTGGTAAGAGTAGGCATGTTGGCAATTGGAGGGTAACATGGATAGCTACGACTTCTACATGAGGTTCCTGTGCATCGTGTTTCTCATTTTGGTAGAGACTCTTGCAATAGCGCTTCTATACTATGTGGTGCGTGGTTGAATTGGCTGAGTTTTATGATTGGTCAAAGACGCTATCATATGATGCGGACGTTACTATGGTGATTGGCGCTCGTGGCATAGGAAAGACGTTCGGCCTAAGAAGGCAGTGCATACGTGACTGGATTAGGCACAAGTCCAGGTTCGTCGAGATAACGCGCTACAACAATGAGCTATCTGGTGTATCTGACGGGTACTTCAATAGGCTTTCCTCGCTTGACGAATTCCAGGACTACACGTTCAAGACCGACGCAAGATATGCCTATATAGCGGCAAAGCCGGAGAGCGACAGCGAGAAGCCACATTGGCACCTTATAGGCTATTTCGTCTCGCTCAGCTCAGCGCAGCGCATGAAGAAGCGAACGTTCGACAACGTAAGGCGCATCGTATTTGACGAAACCATATTGGAACGAGCAGACAGGTACCATAGGTACCTACCAAACGAGTTCGGAATACTGGCTAATCTTGTTGATACAGTATCACGAGAGCGAGCGGACACTGATTCGATAAGACCCAGGGTCTACCTGCTGGGTAACGCATGTGACCTAGCCAACCCGTACTTCGCTGCGTATGGTGTAGGAACCGACATAACGTTCGGTTACAGGTGGTACGCCAACAAGACGTTCTTGTTGCACTACGTAGACCCAGGTGAATACAGCATCGAGAAGGCGCGTGGTACGGTGGCAGGCAGGATGATTGCGAACACGGAAGCCGGTAACGTGGCGATACAGAACCAGTTCGTTCACGCGAGTAGTGAGTTCATATTGAAGAAGCCAGGAAACGCCATATTCTCGTTCGGAATAGTGTGCAATGGTAGATTGTACGGAATATGGCTTGACGAGCGCAACGGTTACTATCACGTGACCAGGAAGGTGCCAAACAATACCGGAAAGCCGATTTTCTCGCTTACGAGACAGGATGCTTCAATAAACTACATCGCGGCAAGCAATCTAAGCGTCACAATGAGATACGTAGCGGATATGTACTATCATGGGCTTCTGCGATACGATGACGAGTCGCTTGAGATGGAGTTCGGTGAGGTTCTGGCAATGTTCGGTGTGAGATAGGAGCAATTTCAATGATTTGTTATGCATATGTAGCGATGCACGACTGTGGCAGGGAACTTCCGAACGACAGGATGGGCGTGCTTCTCGGCGTGTTCTCGGACGATTCCGAAGCAACGCTGTGGATGGCGCAGCACGGTTTCTCGGAGCGAGACTCATTCGGGGACTTCTGGAAGGGGCGCGACCGTGGGTGGGTCACCGAGATGCACGTTGACAACCCAACGGAGTATGCTACAATGTAGCCATGCCGAATGGCGCTCTGCATGGGGCGAGTAGTGGCTGTGCGGCAGATTCCGCTTGGTTGCGGCGCACGCCACGCGAGTCCAATCAACCGTTTCAGCCGATTGCATTGGCCGTCCGTTCGGTCTATAATCAGGCCAGGCACACGCTATGCGTCGTGCCTGGCCGCTTTGTCATTTAACGGAAGCACTAGCGAACGGAGGTCGCACAAGATGGCAGAAGAGGAAAGGCCGGAGGAAAAGCCGGACGAAAGACTGGACGGCGAGCCGGAGGGTGGTGGCGAGACTGGTGACGTGGCGCGAATCGTGAGCGAGCACGCCGAGGGAGACGAGCGCTTCGAGAGCGAGATGCGAGAGTTCATGAAGCACATCGACGCGAAGATTTCCCAGCTCGCAGACGCGCAGGCGGCAATCGTGAGCACGGCACGAATCGACGATAACGACGCAGACGAGGACGAGCACGGAAACGACGCCATGGACGATGGCGTCCTCGACCTCATCATCAACGACTAGACAGGAGACTGCACATGGCAGCTGACAACGCGACAATCCTCGCTAAGGTGTGGCTCAACGGCACCAACGACTTCCAGCAGAGGATTCCAGACCCGACGCAGCATGGTGTTGACGCCACCATGCAAGCCCTGTTCGACCCTATGAACAGGCAGTATTACAACCAGTTCATCGACTCCCTGGTGATGCGAATCGGTTACACCTACGTGCATCAGCAGGCGTTCTCGAACCCGCTCGGCATCTTCAAGAAGAAGAAGCTCATGTACGGAAACAGCGTGCAGGAGATGGTTCCCAAGTGGATTCGCGCTCACTCCTACGTGGACGATGCGGAGGACGTGTTCAAGATGGCACGACCTGACGTTGCCACCTGGTACCACTCCCAGAACAGGCGTGACAGGTACGACATCACCATCAACGACACGGAGCTTCGCACGGCGTTCACCGACAGCTACGGTCTGAACAAGCTCGTTGCTGCGTTCATGAACACGCCAACCAATGCGGACGAGTACGACGAGTACCGCATCATGCTCCAGCTCCTCGCATTCTATGCCAACAACTGGGGATTCTACCAGCATCACCTATCCGCAGCGCCGACCGACGAGGCCACCGGGAAGGAGTTCCTCACCGCGGTACGAGCCTACGCCGGAAAGCTGCAATTCCCCAGCACCGTCTACAACTGCAAGGCAATCGAGGACGTTCCCGTGTTCGTCAAGCCCACCGAGCTGGTGCTGCTCCTCACACCCGACGTCCAGGCCAACATCGACGTCAACACCCTCGCAAGCGTATTCCAGCTTGACAAGGCCGACATAAAGTATCGCACCGTTGTCGTTGACGAGTTCCCCATGCCCAACGTCGTTGCCGTGCTCACCACAGAGGACTTCTTCCAGTGCTACGATACCGTGTACGAGACCACGTCGATGTACAATCCCAAGACGCTCGGCACCAACTACTACCTTCATCATTGGGGCGTCTACAGCGTCTCGCCCTTCGTGCCCGCAATCGCGTTCACCACGGACGCGGCAACCACCGTCACCACCGTCACGCAGACCGTGACCGGAATCACCGCGACGATTGACAACGCAACTCCCGACCTCGGAGAGAGCACGGCAATCAAGACTACGCTAGTCGGAACGCTCAGCCCGACCGGTATTCGCGGTATCGAGGTCGCGCCCAACGCGGCCACCTACGACGTGAGCGTTGCCCGCACGTCTGGTGACAGCACCATCAGCGTGAACTCCCCTGCAACGCGCGTGGACGAGTACGGCGTCCTGCATGTGTCCAACAAGCTCCAGTATGGCGACGTAATCACGGTCAACGTGAGGAGCACCTACACGAACCCCAGCGGCGCGACCACTGAGTACACCACCAGCGTCACCGCAACGGTCACCAAGCCAAGCGCGTAGTGCATGGCAATCATGGGGAGCGCCGAACGATGGCGCTCCCCTTTACATTTATCGGAGGTGATTAAATTTGAGATTCAGCAAGCTTGGTGACACGTCGTTCCCGAACAGCCAGAACGCAGACCCGTATTCGATACGCAACGAGTTTGACTACACAAGATGGGTTCCAGGCACCGTCGTTCGTCTGGTAAACGTGCTGTGGAACTCAGACTACGAGAACGTGGTCAAGTTCGACAGCGACGAGGAGCGCGACGAGTGGTTCGACGGCCTGTCCGGGTACGAGCCTGTGACGCTCAAGACCAACTCAACGATGGTGCCAGACGGCAGCATAAAGCTGCCTATTCCATACGATGTGTGCGCAGGGTACAACTACGTGTACATAGACATTCCGATCATGACCTCGCCAGACGCCACCATAGACTACGAGGTAGAGGATGGGCACAGGCGATGGTACTTCTTCGTCAACGGCATAACGTACTCAGCTCCAAGCACCACGGTGCTAAGTCTGGTTCCAGACATATGGACGAACTACATAAACGAGACCGACATTAGATACATGATGCTGGAAAGGGGTCATGCGCCTGTATCCGTCACGGATACCGACACGTACCTTTCCAATCCGATTGCCAACAACAGGTATCTGATGGCACCGGATGTTAACTACGATGATTCTAGCGTAATAAGGAACTCTAGATTCATACCGTTCGGAAACGGCAAGAAGTACGTGTGCATAGCCACCACAATAGCGCCATCGCAGATGAACGACGCAAGCATAGGAATTGCCGCCATTTCTGGTGACGCAACCGGAAGGATAACCTATTCCGACACGTCGGACTGGTACGGAAGGCAGTTACAGGTTGATGGCTTCTCGGTGGGAAACGGACGCGGCTATGACGGGCTGCACACGCCGGTGTACTCTGGTCTTGGTGACGGAAACATACCATGCGGTACCGTGACGTATGCGATACCAGCGTCTGACGGATCGTTCATGAGTGACGTGTCATTGCAGGCACCCACGCTGCTGCGCTCGATAATGGCCATGTTCGTGTGCGACGATGCGATGATTGAGCTTGGAGCAAGGCATACCGTGGCAGGGCACGCGCTCTACGAGTGCCACGGAGTATCGAAGAGAGTCGCCGACTACAACCTGTCTAGGGACATGTTCGGTTTCGACGCAGACGAACAGCGTTTCGCAAAGCTCTACACGTACCCATACTCACGCATAGAGATTACCGACAACGACGGCTCGTCCGCTGAGATTCGCATAGAGGACACCGGAAGTATTGGTATTGAGCTCCTGACCTCGGTGGCGTTTCCTGCTCTCGACATGAGGGTGTGCCTTACCGGAATAAATGGCGTTGGCTCAGATAGGTACTCATGGAATCGGCTTGATGGCACTGAAATGTCCATGCAGCTGCCAGACGGTGACTGGGGACGCTACACGATAAGGCTTGGGATACCCACGTTCTCGCTGTACATGGACGGCGAGACGGCATGGTACGTTGACTCATACGGAGCGTCCGTGCTAAGCTCGCGCAGGAAGGCGCTTGCCGGGTATCGCAACTCAGTGCGCTCGGCAAATCTCGCCTATATGAACGCGGTTGAGTCCGCGTCGAACGCGCACGATAACGCTGTGCGAGACGCAGACGCCGCACGCGACAACTCGAAGGCTCTCGCAGACACCGCACAGACGAACGCCAACGCATCCGCCAACTCGGAGCAGACGAACGCGACGAACCTCGCCAACACCACCAAGGCGAACACCGACAACCTGGCGCAGTGCAGCTACAATAACGTGAACGCCACGATAGCGGCGAACACGGCCAACGTGGACGCAGCCAACACCACATCAACGAACATAACATCATTCCAGAACAACGTTGAGTACAGCATCCTACAAGTGCGAAACGGCGTGACAACCGCGACCACGAACGACGAGAACCAGGCGGCCATAGCGTGCGCCGAGTCGAGCGGCTTCGCCACAATCGCAAGCAGCAGCATAGGCACGGCAACGTCCATGGGAATGTCGATGGCATCTGGTGGTGGCGCGGCAGGAGCAGCAGGCGCGATAGCTGGCGCCGTTGTCGGTGCGATAAGCGGAGGAATCCAGGCAAGTGCCGCCGTCAGCAACGCGAACACGACCGCGAATGCCAACAGCGCGGTAGCAAGCGCAAACGTGAGCGCAAACAACACGGCGCAAACCAAACACAGCTCGTCGGCCACAACGATTACATCAGCTACGAACACGCTAAAGTCAACGCAGAACACCAACAGCAACAACTGCATGGCAGCGCAGCGTGACAACAACTACAACACGACAACGACGAACGCATCCAACCTAAACTCTACGCAGGTGGGCAACGCGACCCGCACGCACGACACGCAGATTGCCAACTCAGGCAGGACGCATTCGACCGCCACGGGCAACGCGGACAGGACGCACACGGCAAGCGTCACAGACGCTGACAACACGCAGTCAACGAGCAACGCAAACTCACAGCGTTCCAACGACATTGGCATAATGAACGCCAAGGAGACGCTGGAAGCGGCGCGAGACAACCTCATGTACGCGATAGGCGATGCAAGGAGGGCAAAGCCCGTCGAGCTTGTTGGGGCGTCTGGTGACGCAACCATGGAGTCGCTCATGCGCAATGGCGTGCAGGTGCGCGTGAGGACGCAGCCAGACGGTGCGATAGCGCAGGCGGCAAGCCAGTTCGCAAGATATGGTTACGCGCTCGGACAGTCATGGGACGTGAGATCGAGCGGATTCAAGCTCATGCGGAACTTCACCTATTGGAAGGCGCAGGACGTTTGGGTGGACGTTCGCGGCTCAGGCAGAAGCGACGTGGCGGACGCCATAACCACCATACTGAGAAACGGAACTACTGTGTGGGGAGACCCAGACAAGATTGGAAAGGTGAGCGTTTATGACAACTGACGATACCAGCACCACATATGCAACGCAGCCCGAGGAGAAGCCTAAGAAGCGCAGCCTTTCGGAGCTTATGTCGCTCAAGACGTACCAAGGAATGACGGACGAGGAGATACAGAGCATCATAGATTTCGAGAAGCAGGTTGCGATGCAGAACGGCAGGATGGAAGCTCTCAGGGCAACCGACATTGTTGCGATGAACGAGATTGTCGAGTCTAACCGTTCGACGCAGCAGCATAGCGAAGAAGTGCTCAAGTCGGTCTTGACCGTGCCATTGAAACTTGCTACGATAGACGCGGAGGGAGTGGTGTCCAATGGGGCGTAGGGGCGGAAAGTCACGCAGCAATCAGGGTGGCACCAAGCCGTTCTGCAACAACGGCAACATGGAGACATGGCAGAGCGCATCGCTGAACAACAGGCTCTATCACTACTACATCGACGTGATAACAAAGATGGCCGTGAGCCGTTTCCGCTGGCTCAACCTTCCGCCGTCATGCGACGAGCGATACCTGGAACTCACGCTGGTGCATCAGGGGATGGCCTCAATCGCGTTCCCAAAGTCAATGCCAGGAACGTTCCTCACGTTGCAGTGCGCTCCGCTCGGGAAGCCGGACATGTACGACAGGGCCGTACGGTGGTACGCTATTGGCACCAACGGCACGAAATACCGCTGCGACAGGCAGCAGGGCGTTGTCGCATACGACAACGAGACGCGCTATTCGCTCATGGACGGCATAGAGCTTTACGCGAACGAGCTTGCACACATCCGCATCACCAGACGCGTTAACAGGATGCACCAGCAGATACCGTTCATCCTGACCGGGCCGCAGGAGCGCAGGCAGGACATGGTTAACCTCTTCAAGCAGGTGGCAGGCGGAGAGCCAGCCGTCATAGGCACCAGCGACCTGCAACAGATTGAGTACCAGGCATTGCAGACCGGTGTCACGTTCCTCGGCGAGGAACTGGCCGTGGACGAGCAGAACGTCTGGGGTCGCGTGTACACGATGCTCGGAATAAAGAACACCACTATGAAGCAGGAGCGACAGACCGAGGACGAGATTAGGGCGCAGGAGAACCCGGCGTCACTTATTGCCGCGAGCGCCCTCTCGGAGCGTCGCAAGGTGGCCGACGAGCTGAACGCGCGATTCGGGCAGTATCTTGACGCGCCCATACAGGTCGTATGGCGGCAGGACAACGAGAGTGACAACTGGAACCTTTCCCACAACATGCAGTCCATAGCGAAGGTGGCTAACCAATGATTGACAGAAACGACTATGACAAGGCCCTGCTCAAGTGTCTTGAAGCACTAATCAGCATGACTACTAGGGTTGCCGTATGGGCTAGTGACGATAGAGTCTCAGAGCAGGAAGCCGAAGAGTTCAACAATGTGTATTATATGTGGATATCCGCATATCATGACCTAAAGCAAGCCATGAATGGGGACGAGCTATGATTGACACCATCGAGCCATACGAGCCGGAGCCGGACTACCACGCGGTCGTTACCATACAGCTATGCGAACTTGTGGAGGATGGCTTCTGTGACAGGCAGCTCACTGGTTGGGAGTGGCCGTCATACAGCGTTGAGCAGGACACGCGACTCAGGGAGAAGCTGGTAGACCACTACTGGTTCCGCGAAATCTCGCTCGTCCCACCTGGCGTGTGGATGCACGAGTTCATCCGCCGCATGAGGGAGATAATGCCAAAGTACATCCCACTGTACAAGCTCATGGCCGAATCACCGGAGCTTTATGGCGGCAGCTCGGAGTGGTACAAGGGACGCGACATATACTCGGACTTCCCGCAGACGCAACTTTCAGGAGAGAACCAGGATTATGCAAGCTCCGGCAACGACCG